CTCCTATTAAAATTCGATCACTATTTTTTAATAATAATCCACCTGTAAATACTAATTCCAGTTCAGGATTAGGTGTTGTATCTGATAATATTGTTGCCGGCATTGCTAGTGTTTTATATAAGCTATACTTATCTGTATCACTATCATGTAAATAGATATATATTAATTTTGCAGTTATTGTTGTAGCAGATAAATCACCTGTAGCGGATATTGTTATTCTATCTACTATATCACCATAATTTCCTACTGCTATGTAAACTTGTTGTGGAGGTGTTGACCAACTTCCATTATATGTTAGATAGTTATCATTTATAACGGGAGGATCGAATGTTTGAGTTACCATTCTAATGGTTCCTACGAAAAGTGGTTGTTTGTTTATTGCCATATTAAGTAAAATTTAAATAATTAAAAATGTTTATTGTTGTATATTTTGATTCTTCTAATTGTTCTGGTTGTACCGTTAGAGCTCCTGCTTCTCCGGTATTTATTTGGTCTACAGTTGCTGCCGTTCCTCCTCCTGAAAATCCTGTCCCTCCTACTGATGCAATCGCATATCCGGTTACTGGTGATAAGAATGTTATTGTTGCTGTATTATCATCAGTTAATTCTATATTTTTAGGAATTATCTGCTTATAAGTATCATCATATGCTTGAACTATAACATATTTGTAGTTTAGATTATGATTAAATACCCAAGTATCACTGCTAAATGATCCCGTTGCGTTTGAACCCGATATTATTGTTATAGTAGGTGGTATACCAATTGCCGATGATGCTGTATAGAATAATTCACCTCCAGGGCCATACATAACAACATTTGCAACCGGAGATTCTGTTAATTCTGGTAAGAATACAGCTCCTGATGCTATTAATCCTTTATAAAAAGTACCAACTGCGTTTGAACCAATACTTAATGATCCAGTCCAAGAAACTGCATTTCCTGCTGTGCTTATAGGTGCTACATTAAATCCAATCCCACCATCTTGCATATTCATATACATCGCACCACCTGCTTGATCATATTCAAATTGGGAACCTCCTCCTACATATTTAGCATTAAATAATAATACAGTATTTGAATATGGTGATTGTAAATATGTGTGCTTATCATTACCTTGTAATCTTAAATAGCCAGTTGTACCTACATTAATATTTGTATTACCATTAACATCTAATTTTTCTGCTGGTGAAGTTGTTCCTATACCAATATTACTACCACTTTGATATATCACACTACTACTTATAGTTGTTGTACTTCCTGAAAAGAATGCCAAATAATTTTGTGCTCCTGGTCCTACTGTTCCGGTTCCACCTCCACCAATTGCTGATGATGCTGTGTAGAATAATTGTCCACTTGAAGTATTGTACATTAATACATGCGAAGTTGAACCAGTAGTTAAACCTTCAAATGCTACTGTTCCTGACACATGAAGTTTATATGATGGTGATGCAATGCCCCCTATACCTACATTACCATTATTATCTATTAACATTACCTGTTGCCATGTAATCGTAGATCCAGCAGCTCCATAGCTAGTTCTATTAAAATTAAATTGTCCTAATGTTGGTTCAAATTGTAATAAAGTTGCAGGACCATTATTAGCTCTATAAAAGTTAGGATACGAATAATATGAATTATTTGAAAGAAATAAATTACCAAAAGAGGCCTGAATATATGATGGTACGTTGCTAGGGTTGCCATCGTTATCTTGTAATTTTAAGTATCTACTTTCTCCACCTGCTCCAAACTTTAAAAATACGTTACCTGTATTAACTTCTAATTTTTCTCCTGGAGATGATGTTCCTATACCTACATTACCTCCAAATGATGCGGTTGATGCGTTTTGTGTGAATGGACCCGTTAGTATTACACTTCCCGTTATAGTTGCTGAGCCTGTTATTGTTTGGTTACCTCTAAATGAATTTGAACCGGTTGTTGCAAATGAGCCGGTCTGCGAATTAGTTACGAAGCTGCTAGTCTGCGAATTAGTTACAAAGCTGCTAGTCTGCGAATTAGTTACAAAGCTGCTAGTCTGCGAATTAGTTACGAAGCTGCTAGTCTGCGAATTAGTTACAAAGCTGCTAGTCTGCGAATTAGTTACGAAGCTGCTAGTCTGCGAATTAGTTACGAAGCTGCTAGTCTGCGAATTAGTTACAAAGCTGCTAGTCTGCGAATTTTGTACAAATGAGCTAGTCTGCGAATTTTGTACAAATGAGCTAGTCTGCGAATTTTGTACAAATGAGCTAGTCTGCGAATTAGTTACGAAGCTTGAAGTTTGTGAGTTTTGTACAAAGCTTGATGTAGCACTATTTGGTACATATCCAAATACACTACCACTAAATGAGCCAGTAAATGATGTTGCTGTAATTCCACCATTTGCTGACATTGAACCTGATAATGTTATTGTACCACTTGTTATTAATGAACCTGTTATCGTAAGAGTATCCGCATTACTTGAAAATACATTAGTACCAATACTTCCACTAAAGGTAGTAGATCCACTTACAATTAAGCTTCCGGATATTGTTTCTGTTCCTTTAAATGTGTTTGAACCTGTAGTTGCAAATGATGCTGTTTGTGAGTTTGTTACGAAACTGCTAGTCTGCGAATTTTGTACAAAGCTACTAGTCTGCGAATTTTGTACAAAGCTACTAGTCTGCGAATTTTGTACAAAGCTACTAGTCTGCGAATTTTGTACAAAGCTGCCGGTCTGCGAATTAGTTACAAAGCTTGAAGTTTGGGAGTTTGTTACGAAACTGCTCGTGGCCGTATTCGGTACATATCCAACCACACTACCACTAAATGATCCCGTAATTCCATTTGATACTATTAATGAGCCGGTTACCGATACTTGCCTTCCATCATCATACATAATAGATGATGTTATATGGTCATCGCCTTGTCCTTTTAATATATTATTTACTATTGTACCAACTTCGTTTCCTATTCCGATTGTATTTTTTGGACCAGAAAGAAACATCCCACCATCATATGATGATCCCGATGGGTTTGAATATATCCATTTATTATTTTGGCTATCCCAAAGTATTGAACCGGTTAGCCCCGTGCCGGTTGAGCCGGAATCAATGACAGATAATCCACCAAAACGAATTGCTGGTGTTGCTGTATTTACTGTTATTATATTAGTCCCAATATTTAATTGAGATGATGTAATATATTGAACGCTTTGTGAACCTAATACAATCAGGTTTTGATTTATTAGTAAACTACCACTTATAATTTGGGTAGTATTTGAACTTCCAGTTGTTATATATTTTCCTTTTTCAGAATTGTATATTGGGTCGGTTTCAATGTAATTACTTGCCCAACTAGCTGTTCCGAATAAAGATGCTGTTATACCACCATTTGTTACAACTATTGAACCAGAATCTACAAAAATACTACTACCACTTGTCAGATTTAATGAACTACTATTTGTAAGATTAAGGTTTGAATCATTAACAGCTACTGCGTTATTAAAATTAGTTTGGCCGGATATGTTTACTGAACCTGTTACAGTTTGTGTTCCAATAAAAATATTTGAACCCGTAGTTGCGAATGCACCGGTTTGTGAATTTGTTATTACACTACCTGTCCAATTTAAAATACTTTGAGTAAATTGATTTATTGAACTTGTAAAATCATTGAAAGAACTTGTGGTTGTATATTGCGTTAAATCAATAACTGGAATATTTAATGCATATGATGCGGTTTCAGCAAATGAGGCCGTTCCTAATAAACTACCAGTTATTCCACTTCCACTTACTAATAATGAACCCGTAATTACTGCTGATCCTGAATATGGAAACCCTGCACCTGCGCCTGCGTTTAAAGCATAAGATGATGTCAACGCATAAGATGCCGTTACACTACTACTTAAATTACCATTGGCATCAAGTTGTGCAAAACCATATGGTATATTGGCTTTATCTAGGGTTAATATTGTCTTCATATCCTATATAAATATCTTTTTGTTTTGTTTATCTAACCCAATACCAAATAGTAGATGGACTTCCCATACAACCTTCTACTCCACATCCATCGTTCAACCATGGTGCAGTTACCCAATTGCCAGCTGCGGTAATTAAAGTTCCCCACCAAAATCCACCGCCTGCAGTACTTGTTGTAATAAATCCTTCATTATTAACGTACCAAGGCATTCTTTGACTGATACCACCATTTTGAAAATAATTCCAAGTTCCAAATTTAATGTCAATAGTTACACCGGTTTGTGTATTATCGGTATTAACAAATGAATAAGATTGTGGTGCAGACCATATTGCTCCGTAACTATTTCGTGCGTTGGCTTCAATCATATATTGGAAAGTAGTACCACTTCGTTTTATATAATCAGCATACGATATTATTGAGTAATTTGTTCCGGATATTACAGGTGTATTTTCATTTCGTAATATTGCGTTTTGGTATGTCCAACCGGAATAACCCACATTAGTCAAAATTAAAGTCCAACCACCACTATCAGTAGTCATATCGGCATAAATTTGAAATGGCGTTCCACCATTTATATTATCATTTTTTATCCAATAGAGTCCATCGGTTGAGTTTGGATAATCGGTCTTAATCTGGAAAGCACTAACGCCAGCGGTTGCCGGCGTTAGTCCATCGGGTTTAGGTAGTATATGTGGCACTATACTAAACCCATTTGAGAATATAATTGACATATTTTAATTACTTTTTAACACCTGCCAATGCTAATTCTTTAACACGTTCTATAGCCTGTGCAGTTGTCCAATCTCCGATTGAATCATAAGTTTCACCAGCCCATAATTTATAATTACCATCGCTTGTTCTAGCATTTACTACTTTTTTAATAGCACTATCTTCAAATAGTTCAATGATAATCTTTGGTCTTCCATTTTCAAATGTTACTTCAATACCAGTGTCGATTGTTTCTGCGTCTGGGTTTGCGTATGTTCTTGTCATTTTTATTTATTTTATATTTTTGTTTTATTAATCATTCCATCTTCCATTATCAATAACCCAACCATCATCTATCCAGATTGCTTTTGGATTATCATGTCTTAATATGTTTCCGGTTACATCATAATCTTCCCAATATGAGAATGGCATCCACCAAGCTTCAGTATGATTGAAACCCTGATATTTTAAACTATCCATCCATATGCGAATATTTTGTGCATGTCCATCCAAATTGCTACCACCATTTTTAAGTATAAGTTCTATTCTCTGACCTTCCCAATTTCCTGTTGGTAAGTAATAATGTAAAATATCACCCGATGCATCCCATGCAGTTGTATCTATTATATGAAAAGATTTATTGGGTTCTAACCTAGTCATACTATCTTTGTCGGCCCAATAGTATTCCCCCTGAATGCCTCGCATATAATCGGTTGTTCCTAAATTATTAAATCCTCTACTGATTGTTTTATTTGATAACGATGAACTAAATGTTGTATTATTAAGTGCAATCCCTTGTCCGAGTTCAAACCCACTCAAGTTTGCTGAACTTGTTACATTAATATTACTAAAGTTTGAGTAAACACCAATTTGAAAAGCGCTAACATATGAACCGGTGGAAATCAATATATTATTGGTAGATGCACCACCCATATAATGCATATCATATATTTGTGTATTTCCTTCCAATGTAACAGTACTAATACTAGCATCATCTCCCAAATAAATGTCTCCAAAATAAGTATTATTACCCATTTGAATATTATAGATACTAGCGTATGTTTGGATATTAATTGATTCAAAAGATGAACCTGTTGGAGCAGTCGTTATATTTATATCATATAATGAACTAGCAGGTGCTATTTGTATTCTACTAAAATAACCTTCTTTACCCATTTCAACATTATCAATATAAGCTTTTGCGTCCAATCTTATGTTTTCAAAATCAGTAGAATATCCACCAATGAAATTAGACATATACGAATATGCGCCCAAATCAATATTTTGTAAATTTGAATAATCTCCAAGACTAAAATATGAAATATATGCTCTATCTGAAAGGTTTACCTGTCTAATAAACGAATCTACACCAATATCAAACCAATCCATATATCCATCGGATGCAAGCGTTGTTCTCTTTAAGCAAGAAGAATATGCTAAATCAAAATTTCTTATGTAAGAATTTACCCCGATTGTTATATCTTTTATTTCCGAATAGGTTTCTAAAGTAAAACTATACATTTGTGCATCTATTCCCAACTCCACACCATATACATTTGTCCATTCATAATGAGTAGAATCTCCAAAATATGCATCAGTTCCAATTTCAATACGATAAATTTCAGAGCCATTATACATATTTATACTATCAAAAGATGCGTTGTTTCCTACTGTTATTTGGTATATTTCGCTACCATTACTAGTTCTTATATTTCTAAAATTTGCATCAATACCGATTGTGATATCCCATATATCAGTATTTCTACTAAACTGATTTCCACCAAAGTTTGATTGTGTTGCACCATATATTCTATTAAAATAACTTTCTCTACCCCAAGTGGTTGCGTTGAATAAACTATCATGTTCAAACTTAATATCTCTTGCCGTGCACTGCCAAGGAAAGTTTACAAAATGATGTAAGTATGTATTAGTAAAACTAACATTTTTTACACCATAGTGTCCCCAAGGAAAATATCCTATTGTATTATATCCGTAGCTATCATCCCACCAATACCAATCACAACGAACTTCATTAATACCATCACTTCTATAAGAAATATTATCATGTTCAAAATCATATTCAATCTTATGAGATTGTAATGTATAACTAACTTCATCAAACGGAACTACTTGCCAATCTTCTGGGTTTAAGTTTAATACATTTGTTGGCCATTGGTTTCCGCCTTCTCTCCATCCAATACTTCCAGAAAGGTTTTGCCAAACTCTACCACCAAAAATCACACAATCACCAGGTGTATATGAAGATGTATAATCATATCCATCATACGAACCACTTATACCTCCGTATTGAATTTCTAAACCAATTAAATTGTCAGGGTTTTGGAAAAATGTATCGTTGTGAGAATTCAATCGTAATGTTACATATCCATCAGTAGTACCCTCTAAACCCCCTTCCAAAGTTGCGTTTGTTGAAGTAGTAGTTTCATTTGAATACAATGTAACACCTGCTCCTACTGGAAGTCTGCCATTAATATCATAAAAATATAATCTATGAGTATTATCCCATGTAAGATAGTTATAATCAGGAGGAGCAGTTGGTTGGTTTGGATTTTCGTAGTTAGGAACATAGAATAAACCAACACCTTCTTTGGATAGGGTTTTTTCAGAAGTAGCTTGTAGGATTATGATTGTACCACCTATTTGTATTTCATTACCATATCCACTCCAGCTAAATCCATTATTATCTAAAAATGATTGAGATGCTGCGTTTGTTATTTTGTAATATGTACCCGGAGTTAAACTTCCTGATTCTACCAGAGTTTGAATTTCTTCTCTAGTGATTGTAACCATACCACCACCTACTGGCAGTATATCGCCTAAATTATTTGTTATAGTTAAGTTTCCTTGTGTGGTTACTCCCAAAATTACTTTACCCTCAGCGGTTGCGGAAGGTATTATGGGATTTTTGTCAAGTTCTATGTAGCTTGGCATATTTTTTTATATTTTAATTTATATTCTTTATGCTGGTACTGTTGTTGCTCTTTCACCATATGCTACTATACCTGATACTGTGTTTACAATTGTGAACTTGTAAATATACATCGTATTTCTAGCTCCGTTGGTCCATGACTTAGTCCATATTTGTGGAACTCCATCTATCTTAAAACCTGTTATCTTCCAAGTATGTCCAGATGTATCGGCATTGGATGTTATTATTTTTATAGACGTTGAGCAGCCTTCTGGTAGGTCAAAATTTGTTAAGTTAACATCCCAATCTGCTGTTGCATCGACACCAAAGTGAACGAATGTTGTTCCTTTTGAACAATCATAATTAAACACACCACCTGAACCTGGTGCACTTAGGTTTGTAATTGCTCCATTTATATTCGGTGCGTATGCAGATCCTGTTATTGTTACATTACCTGGTGTGGTTAAAGATCCGCTTGTATCAAATACCCATGTTTTTATTGATCCAATACTATCGTAGGTGTTTATAGTTACGTTACCGTTCTGTGTATTAGAATTACCAAAACCTCCGTAAATATCCACATCGCCACCAGCTGCTGTACTACTATTACCACCCTTTACCTCTACAAATCCTGCAGTCCCATCAGTAGTGTCACCACCTTCTATTCGAACATATCCACCACTGCCTGATAATGGTCCATATCCACCACACACTTTAATATCGCCACCACTACCACCTTCCACACCACCGCGTCCTGCCCATAGGTAGATGTCACCACCTTCGGAAGATCCGCTTCCTTGTCCTGGGTTGATAACTAGTCTTTGGCTATTAGGATTGCCACTTGTTCCGTTTGGAGTACTTATTATTGCTTGGTTTGTACCGTCACCTAACTTTAATGTATTTGATGTTAAATTACCGGAGGCTGTATCTCCTCTTGGAGTAGTTAAGGATGGAAACAATGTACTTCCGGAATTTTGAAAAGTCCATGTTGTATTTCCAACATTGTTATCTGTAACAATACTAACTTGACCTGGCGTACCATTTTCTGTTTTTTGACCTCCGCGTATCACTACATCACCACCATTGAAACTAGCTGTGGCAGTTGGGTTTTGAGCTGCGCTACCACCACGAATCAGTACATCTCTGCCGTCACCTGGTTGATTAGCAGTGCGATCACCACCCTGTAAAAGTAACTCGCCAAGTGGTTTTATTACGATCTCTTCACCATCTTGTGCTGTAGTAAGCCTTAAACCGTAATATGTAGAGCTAATTACTGCCTGGTCAGTATCGGTGTCGTAGCCGACATTAATAGCGTCATCAAACGGATCTATATTAACATATGTCACACTTCCGCTACTGCCCATTGTTACTCCAGGACCAACAAATGCTAATGTATCCGCTTCTTGTGGTGTAACAGGTGCTATTGTTATAGAATTGTAGATGTTATCTGCATAGTTGCTAAACCATGGTAATGGTTGAAATCTATCTACCCACTCTTCGCCGTTGCTAATACCCCATACACCACCTGGGAAATTCACCGGCACATCTCCTCCTCCGGTTACTCCTACTACTATTTTAATATTGTCTGGGGTAGAGCCTGATACCTGTAATTCCCATGTTATTGCAGGTTGTCCTTGTTCGCCGCTTGTATCATTGCTACCTTCATATCCTATTACAAATACATCTGTACCATCTGCATATCCGTAATAATACTTTTGTATACTGTTGTCTAATGCACCCACATATATTGCCGGTATAGGTACTATTCCTGGTCCTACCGGATGATAATCTTGATAGTCAGATCCTGAAGGTCCAAACGTAAGGTAGCTATTGCTTATTAACCACACATCTCCATTACCGTATGAACCGCTTAAGAATTCTAAAGGAAATTCTACTGGTATTGAATAAGCTTCGTCATCATCATCTAAGCCATCTACAACAGTGAAGCCAGGATCGTTGACTCCGTATAGTTCACCATCAGCATAGGTGACCATGTTGGGTATTAATGATACTGAACTAACAGGTGATGTTGTACCGTTATTATTTGTTATTGTTAGGTTTCCCTGTGTTGTTACCGCTAATATTACTTTACCCTCTGCAGTTGCCGAAGGTATTATGGGATTTTTGTCAAGTTCTATGTAGCTTGGCATATTTTTTTATATTTTAATTGTTATTCTATAATTCCGATTCCTGTTATACTTCCGTTATTTAGTAAAGCTCCACCTATCTTAAATGTACCATCAACTACGATTGAACCACTATTTACAACATCACCAAGTACATAATACTCCGCATTTTCTTCTACTATAAATATATGGTTTTCTTGAATAAATAAGTTTGATGGATTAAAAATACTTTGATATTGCTTTATTGTATTTACACTACCGGTTGTAGTCCTATTTTTTGAAAATGCTTCGTTGTAAAGAGATCCCGTAATCCCACCTGCTACTTCTATATTATTTGCAAAAGTAACTTTATCCATATATACCGATAATCCTGTATTATTATCGTATGATCCTACATTTATACTTATACTTTGTGTTGATTCATTATGGAAAAAGAAGCTTCCTTGGTTATCACCGTAGTATGCCATTACAGCACTTGATGTTGAAAATGTATCGTTGTAGAATCTTTCTAGCCACGGATAATCGTTATTTGCATGTATATCTGCTAGCGTAAGTCCGTTAGTATTGATGTTTCCATAGGCTAATGTTCCAGCACTACCTGATATAATTTGATCGCCTACAAATATATTTGAACCTGTAGTTGCAAATGAACCGGATTTGGCTGTAAATATAGGATCCGATTCTGTATAGTGTGATGCCGTTAGTGCAAATGATGCGGTTCCTAATAAATTAATACTACTACTTAAATTACCATTGACATCAAGTTGTGCAAAACCATATGGTATATTGGCTTTATCATACGTAACTATGGTTGTATTTGATAATACTGGCCCTGGACCAATTATATTACCATTATTTGATATTATACCATGTACTATTAAGCTTCCACTAACTATTATAGAACCACTATTAGTTAAATTACCCAACACAAAGTATTCAGCTCCTTGCTCTATAATTAAAGTATCTTCAGCTTTTATTAATAGGTCACCATGATTAAAAATGTTTTCATGTGATATGATAGTATTTACACTATCAGATGTTGTTTCATTTTTTAAGAATGGTTTATTATATAGTGAACCTGTAATTCCACCATTTGTTACCATTAGTGATCCACCATCTATGAAAATGCCGCTACCGCTTGTTAAATTTAATGAACTGCTATTTGTAAGATTAAGGTTTGAATCGTTTACTGCTACTGCGTTATTAAAATTAGTTTGGCCTGATATATTTACTGAACCTGTTATTGTTTGACTTCCACTAAAAGTATTTGAACCCGTAGTTGCGAATGAACCAGTTTGTAGATATGTTATAAAACTACCCGTCTGCGAATTAGTTATGAATGAACTTGTATCAATCGGTGCACCAAATCCATAATAATTAGCAGATGCTGATATAAATAACGGGTCTATATAGGATGCCGTTAATGATATATTTGATTGATTAGAATTTTCGGAATATGATGCCGTTCCAAGAAGATTAATGGTGTTTATTATATTACCATTACCATCTAATTGTAAAAATCCGTATGGTAAATTTGCCTTATCGTAAGTTACTATTGTAGAATTACTTAAAATAGGGCCAGGACCTATTATGGTTCCTTCGTTATATATTCCACCATGCACTATTAAACTTCCACTAACTATTATAGAACCACTATTAGTTAAATTTCCTAATACAAAATATTCGGCTCCGTCTTCTATAATAAGAGTATCATCAGATTCTACTAAAAGATTACCATGATTAAAAACATTTTCTTTTGATAAAATAACATTTACACCATTTGTCGATGTGTTATTTTTTGTAAATGTTTTATTATATAAAGATCCTGTTATACCACTACTTACAATTAATGTATTATCTATTGTTATTCCCGAACTTGATATTATTAAAGTTGGATTCCAATAGTTAGCATTTGTATAAATTTGAAGTGGTGTATTAACTTCTGTTCCTATATATGCTATACCATCATTTCCTACCCAACCCGCTAATACTGATTGTGTTGGAGTATATGTATCATTGTATATTCCAAATGCCCAAGGATTATCGTTTGCTCCATGTATTTGCAATATAAAATCGGATGAACCTGATATTAGTTGATTACCATAGAATGTATTTGAACCGGTAGTTGCAAATGATGATGAATCAAAATAAGCCGTATCTCCTTTTGGTCCCTGTGAACCTGATGGGCCTTGTAAACCTCGTTGACCGATGGTTGCTATTTGAACAACTGTTGTTTCTGCCGCAGATAATATTACGTTTGTAGTATCAACTTCATTTGAAACTGTTACTATGCGGTCTTCCGTAGTTACTACTACGGTATTATTGTCCGATGTTATTATATTTAATTCTTCTATAGCCATTATAATCTGGTTACTTCTCTACTTAATTTGATTGTACCTTGCAATAAACGGGTTACTATACTTCCCGATTCTATTTCTATATCATAATATGCAGTTTCAAAATTAAGAGTAGAAGAACTAACCGCAGATATAAACAATCCTATGGATCCTGATTCAGGTGGCATTGTTCCACTTAGTCCCCCGAAATTAAGTCCTGTGCCATCGGGGCTAATTGAACTACTTAAATAAATGTATAATTTTTTTGTATTGTCCGCATAATCAGGTCGTATTTGCATTCTACCACTATATCCAGTCAAATCAATAGGATTACCAATTGAATCTTTATATTGTAATTCAAATTTGATAGTTGCTCCTTGCTCTATTGTGAAATTATATTTACCAGCTGCCATATTATTATTTTATTTATAAATATTATTTTATAGTTTATTATACATTTATAAATTTACCAAATATTGTTATAGTATCAACTCCATCAGTTAATACTGGACTAAAATTATTTATTGTTAATGTATTTGTACTTTCCGAATATGTTGCACTAAAATTTGTATTTTGTGTTAATTGTGTAGTATTATTTTGATAAACTTTAATATCGTAATCTGTGGAGTTTATTGTAATACCACCTGTAATTACTGAACTAAGTCCTAATGCTGGCTTTATTAATTTTATGCCAGTTAATACGATTGTTCCAGCTGCAACAGTTTGGGTTTCGGAATTATTAATTGAAAGATAATCTACAATATCTTTATTTGAATTATATACAGATGGATTTGAAAGTAGCGTTTCCATTCTACCATTTGCCGTTAAATCGGTTTCGCTTGTTACTACTACAACTCTAGAACTAAATCCTTTTTTTGTAGTTTTTTCTCCATCAAATTTAGCCGGTAGTAAATATGCTTTAACATTCAAACTAAATTCTACACGATTAATTCTTTCATTATTTTCAGTTATTTCATTGTTTACTGTATATTCTGATACGAATGTTATAAATTTGAATTTATCTTTATCTCCCCAATATTCTTCTGATGCCCAATTAAGCGATTCAATTACTTCGTTAAGGTGTTCACTATAATTTGTCCAACCCATACATTCGTAAGTAATTTCTACATAATCTGGCATTGTTATATTGTATATTTCAAGCTTTGGTTGCATTCCGGTTAATAGTCCAAATCTATCATAACGATTATCTTTTGAATATTTTGTTACGGCTTGATATGTTACATGCCTATTAAGCATTGGTATATTTTCATTCTTAGCAACGGCACTACGCCTTAACATCATTAGTGGTAATTGTATACGTCCTTTTTGGTCTCTGTAAATACCTTCTAATCTTGCTGAGTTCCACCTTTCCGAATTACCATATATTACAGGCATCTTCACATATTTTCCATCCTCATCAAGCGGTGGAAGAACTACATCTTGCAAATAAGTCATTATAGCATAGTCAATATGATATAATTGTATATTTGGTGCAACATCACCATTTTGATATTTTATCTGCGCTGCTCTATCTGTATTTCTTAGCGGATTCTTTGCCATAATTAATCTATTCGGTTTTCTATGTTAAGAGTTGCTTTACTAACCATATAAGTTGAACATACAACTGAGAAATTATTTTTTGGCAATCCACCACTATATTGAACTTCAACAGTCGTATCAATTTCATAGTATTCATTATCAAAGAAAACAACATCACCTGTTTCAGGATATACACTTTTTTCTTCAAGCATAAATCGATCAAAACGGAATTCAACAGGTTGTTCTCTATTAGGTCCGAATCCTTCATAATTGTTGGATTGTGAATCTTTATTTATAAGAACAAATAATTGAACGCCAGGATACCATGTCTTTCCAAGAGATTCACCATAAAGGTTTACTCTCGTATTTCCCATATTTACTTTGAAAAGTACACAAGTATTTTGAACAACCTCGTCTACGACTTCTCTGGCTATTCCTTTGAAAAAATTTACATCTCTATCTGATATGAATTTTGGCATCTTATCCTATATAAAGTTTTAATGGTACTTTTTTCAACATATCTTGATGATATTCCGCTTCATTTTTACGGATTTCAAATTGTTGTTTACGGCTTAATTCTTCTAAGTTTTCTCTTAATTGAGTTACCAATGCATCCTTTTCAACTTGTGCCTCACTTCTTAGTGCCGCACCGTCCAATGATACAGTAGAATCTGGGATTGGTATTTCATTATATTTTTCTCTGATTGCGCCTAATAATTCTTTTGCCAATGCTAATGTATATTTTCTTATCCACTGCTTACCTACATCATTTATATTTGAATACTCAATAAAATCATATTTTATATCCGAATAATCAGATACTACGTTTGATTTAATCATTGCTGAGTTATTTTCAAAATCATACCTATCAAAATAATCAAAGTATATTCTACGAATTGGTGATGTTGGTGATGGTACTGGAAATATAGTAAGATTATTATTAACTATATTAAATGTAAATGCCGACTTACGAATTGTATCATTAAATTCAATTTGTTGCATTCTTAATATATCCTCGTAAAGTGGCATCATAAGGAATTGTGCCGCAGGGGAATAGTTACCAAATCCCAACTCACTAATCAAATTCAATGTACCTTGTGCACCTACTGAATATGGGTCAAAGAAACGAGTGATTGCAGGTACTGCTTCATAATAAACTTTAACAACATCTTTTATAATATCAGAATCTAACAATTCTTTAGTTTTTGCATCATACGCCTGAGTAGTCAAATCGTACTCTTGTATTGATGATGTTAAATCAACATATGCTTTTTTATAATCGGTGGGGCCTCCTGCTCCGGCAAGTGTTCCATATGCCTGAGAAAGACGAAATATTTGTGGAAGATTTGTTCCATCTACTAATTTTTGTGTATAGTTTGTACCGGCCTTCCTACCTTTAAGGGTGTCCAAATTATTTCTGATGTTGAATTGGTTAACCTGTGCCGAATATTCCGATGTTGCTTCCTCAAAGCAAGCATAGAATTGCTCATCTATAAGTTCTACATCTATAATTGGATAACCCAATCTCCGTGCACACCAAACTGCTGTTCTTGGGCCGTCACTTTGAAATGATGAATCGGTATCATATAATGCGAATGGTGTGTGGCCGGCGATTACTGAACCGCTTCCTGGCCATTTTAAGTTTAGAGACATAGTTTGAGAATTATAGTTATTCCTATATAAATATAAAAATAAAAAAAGAGGGAGTAAAAACTCCCCCTTTTTTATTATATCAACTCTTAATTACTATTAAAGAGTGTTCAATCCTTCAATTACTACTTTACCGTAAAATTCAGGGCGAACAATTTTCTTTGCATAACGAGTCATAACACCACGCCTAGGAGTGAAGTTAGTTGGGTCGTACACAAGAGGAGTCATAATCAATGGAACATATGGAGCGTAAACAGCACCTGTTTCAAAGAAGTTACTTCCTTTGAAGCCCATTAGGATTACATTCTCAGTCATGTATGGGTTCTTATAAACATCATAACGATTAGAGATTGCACCTACTTGAGATACACCTGCAGCGAACTGTAGAGCATCTTTACCAGGGTTTGCAGCGAATCCAGTCATTGATTCAAGAATTGTACATACGTTTGGAGAAGCAACGATGAAGTTAGCACCACCACGCATTGTTAATTGGTGAATCTTGTTAGAAACTTTTTGCAATTTAATTCCCAAAGTTTGGAACCAAGTTGATTTGTTGTATGCATTAGCTGATACAGTACCGCCATCATATGAGAAAGCGCCTGTACCACTATTGTAATCATATCCAACACGAGCTGACCAATAATCAGTAGTCAATGCATTTTGTTGAAGCATTTCAAGGATTTCCAAATCAATCTCAAGAGAGATGTATTCAGAAAGCATTTGAGTTAATTCAGCTTCTGCATCAATTGAATGATAAGCGTTCAAATCTTGTGCCAATTCCGGAGTCCAAATTGCTTTCAATTTACGAGTCTTAGCAACGATTGGTTCTGATTTAAGTTCCAATTCAATTTCAGGAATTGCCAAAGAAGAACCTTTATCTTCGAAATCACCACGAACAGCCGCAGTTGGTTGAGTATGATAAAGTACAGTAACATTATCAGTTGCACCTGGAGTTCCAGTAGAAACTACGATAAATTCTATATTATTACCATTCTTCTTAGTGAATTGTGGATAATAATCAGCAAGTGAAGCCGATGTAGCTGCTAATTCAAATGCACGTACACCATTAAAATCAGCATCAGCTGCTAATACTACTGATACTTTTTTCAATGTACTAGCTGCTAATGAAGCAGATACAGTGGTATTTGATAAATCAAAATAAATATCTGAAATAGTAGCTGCTCCAACTGATGCACCCGATGATGTGCTAGCGTTGTTGATTGTATAACCAAAACGTCCTGCACCATAAAGACCTTCTTCAGCTGCTTGGGTTGAACCAAGTTTGTTACCAGCTGGAGATAAAGAATCTTTACCTACAGTTCCACCTTTACCATAAAGTGATTGTTTTCCTCCCGATCCTGACCAATCTGGAGTACCAGCTGGGTTAGAACCATATTTGAAGTCCATGTAGAAGATAAGACCTGAAGGTAAGTTCATCGGTTGTACAGAAACGAATTCTTTTGCAGCGATGCTACCAAAAATACGTCTTACCAACGGAAGAGCTACACCAGCCCATTCTTCTGAACCTGCTGAAGTACCTGTGCGGGTTGCTTCATCAAGTAATTGTTTAGCTTGGTTTTCAAGCATTACTGCCATACCATGCTTAGTTGTTTCTGATCCTACTCCTTCAAGTAGACCAGTTCTTTCCCATTTGCCTTTCAAACCTCTGGTTTGCTCAAGCATGATGCTTTGTGGGTTCGCACCTGTCATTAATTTTTTTAAGTCCATTTTAATTTAATTTTTAATTTTTTAATTATTTGATAATACCTGCTAACTTTTTGAACCTATCAGAGAAATTAGTGCTTTCAGCAATTACTTGCTTTTCTGCTACAGCTGGTTTAGTTGATTTAACAATTTTACTAGCCATTCCTTCTGTCATTGATTTTTTAGCAACATTTGATTTAGTAGGAGTAGTTTTAAAGTTTTCTGCTAATGTAGAGTAAACTAATTTAACTTCTCTTACTGATTTTGTTCTATCCAAAGTTTCAATCACTTTAACTTTTTGTTCGTTAGTCATGTTGTGTGCTCTGAATAGTTTGTTTGCGAACAACAATTTAGCGTTAAGTAAATTAACCTCATTAATTGTTGATTGAAGTGATTTGATAGTTTTGTAAGCTTCATTAAGATCTTTTTTAAGCGTTTCAGCTCTTAGTTCCGCATCTTCCTTATCAGGAGTTGCTGGGTTATCATCTTTCATGTCAGCTTCCATTTCACGAAGAATTTCTTCCAAGTCGATTACTTCATCAGTAGCCTCTTTGTCATCTTCTTCTTCAGCTTCTGTAGTCATTACAACTTTAGGGTCTGCACCTTTATCAGTTCCTGCTTCAGTACCATCAGAATAAGATTCCATTGTAGGTTCTTCATCGGTAGGTTCTTCGTTTGAATCATCATCACCAAGTTGAGCTTCTAGCTCACGGATGATAGATTCTAAATCCATATCATCTTCATCATCGGAATTATCTTGATCTTCGTCGCCAGTGATTTCATAATCTTCACCATCTTCGTCAGAATCAGAATCCATTCCCATGTCATCGCCTTCTTCACTATACATACCTTCTTCTTCAGTGTCATCAGTTGATGTTTCATCATCACCCATTCCACCTTCGAGTTCGGCTAGTCTAGCACGAAGTTCAGCGATTTCTTGATCTTTTTCATCTTCCATACCCATTTCATCTTCACCTTCGTTAATGTCTTTTGTTTTTGTGTAGTCACTAACTGCGGTGGCTGAATTGGCGGAAGATTTTTTAACACCTACTGATAAATCAGTATCAGCGTCTAATGTTGGAGTTTTACCTGGAGTTTTACCATCTGTGTTAGATGATCCAATTCCTGTAGAATCCAATTCCTCGTCAACTTGTTCTGCATCATCTTCCATTTCAGCTTCTGCTCTCATTTTTTGAGATAACATAGACTGAAGTCTTGGGGTGAATGCTTCTTCAAGAGCGAGTTTTGCGTTTGCTAAAGCTGTTTCTTTTACGGCTTTGGCATCAGCGATTGCTTCTTTCAAAAGTTTTGAATTTGCCATTTTTTTAATAAATTTTGTTCGTGAAGTTATTTCGGAGAACTCCAATAGGATTATGTTGGTTGTTCGGTCACTCCTTATAGAGAAGGGTATTCATTAACCAACGAAATATTAAGTCCTATATTAAATAGGACATTTGTGAATAAATATATATTTTTTTTAGAAAACTAAAGAAATAGTAATTATTTTATATTTTTTCTTTTAGCTTCTTCTAAAACGAGTCTTTTTTTAACCGAAGGCTTTGTGTAAGATTGCCTTTCTCTTAATCCTTCTATTTGCTTTGTACTTTGAACTTTTCTTTTATATAACTTCAATGCACCTTCTATATTTCCGTTTTTTATTTCTATTAATAACATATTATCCTTTGAAATATAATTCTTCGTAATGTATAACATCTAATAGATTTGTTGGGTCTATTAATTGTGCTGCATTTAATAAATCGGAATATTCTGCTACTGATTCGGTTTGTATTTTTCTTAATTTTTGTAAGAAATCAAAAGTTGCTAAATCTTGTTGAAATACCTTCATTGAAGTTTCATTATATTTTTCAAATAGGTCGAATTCTAATAGGTATGCTTTG